GTCGCTAGCATCACTAAGATCAATCGTTGCTAATTGACCATCCTTCGACGCTGAGATCGCAAGTCGCTGATTAATGGACTGATCACGGAAATTAATGTGACCAGCCGTTAAGGAGTTGGACTCGATAGCTTCATATAGAAGGTCTCTAACGGCCTGCTGCGCAAATTGCATGCAGCAAGGCTCAATAGCGATCACTCGTGGGCTCTTGAGAGTCTTTGGAACAAAAACAACCCTTACGGGCAGCTCCTGATCCTCTGGTAAGAACGTTACGTTCTCGAAATCCCTATGATCCCAAGCACCAAGTGGTAAACCGGTGCCCAGGAAAGGGAAAAACGGCTCGAGACGTTCGTGCCAGTACTTCCAAGCAAACTTCTGATTTCCAGAAGCCCCTTCGGAAGTAGCGCCGGGTCCATGTCGTGGTATATTATTGTCAACGCGTATAGCGCCAACAAGATTGTGCCATAACACAGAAGATACCAAGCTGAAACGCTCGATGTCTTCCCTCGGCAGCGACGACACCTCAAGGGTGTGCTCAGTTGCGATGTAATTACAGATAGCCTTGAACTCCCTTTCGGGGGTGCAAGGTATCTCCACCTTCTTGAAGGCAAGACAAATCTGTCTAATGCCAGCAATAATAGTGGGGATATCGTCTGCAAAAGGTAAATTCTGATCATCGTAAATTCTCCCAGTCTCATGATCGAACAGTTTGCCGAGCATACCTCGTAAAAATACGGGGATTGCTCCACGCTTCCGAAAACCAAGGAAGAGTGATGGGCTTACAACGCCGTCTTTGAGGGCAGTTTCAAAATCGCCCGCAAAGCGCGGAAGGGTAATCGTCAAAAACGACATACCTTCCTGTTCGACCCGTGCCTCAATCGTCATCGAGTCACGTAAATCAGAGACATCAGCGGTGCACTGCGCGGTAGCATCTATATAGATGCTCCGCGCCACTTCTAGAAAACTACTTACGTCGCTTTTCATGTCTGCTCCTTTCGGGGCTAAACATCGAAGCTACGCGTTCTCTCTGGAAGCAATCCAGCCCACCATCTATCGGCTAAGATCAGGTCGGGGCTTTAGAAGCCTTCGACTTGGTCGGCTTTTTCTTGGAAGAATCCTTCTTCCCATCTTTCATCCCTTCAATGGCCTGAATAAGGCCAAAGACGAGTTGAGAGATAGAGAGGATGGACGCAGTAAGTTGAAGGAGCTGTCGCGACTTGTCGCTAGGCTCCTGCTCCACAAGAATATCTTGTGTAGCCTGCAACTGAGTTAGAGCTCTTTCGAGTTCTTTCATAGTGTCCTCCAATCGAGATTAAGTCTCGCGGCCGTGGATCTTGCCAAAAACAGTTGTATCTAACCAGGTTTTAAATCCGGTTAGCATGTCCGTACCGTCGGTGAGCGTAAAGCCCACTTCAGGACGGTCATAGACGTACGAGTGAGATTCAAAGTCATACGCCGACTTGGTTGAATCCAAGGGGTTAGTAATGACTTTTTTCTGCTCGAACCGCATTAAGGAGCGAAGGTGATTACCTGTCGCTTTCTGATGCGAGATGGTCAGTTTCCAAAGGTCATCAGACGTCGCATAGACAGAAGAATTTCCTGTCGTCGATATCCGAGCCATGGATTTACCTGACCCAGCAACTGTAATGGTTATAGGGTCTGAAAACACGTAGTTAAGCCTCCTAAAAAGTGTATCGAATTACTTCCCTGCTCCCTCGATGGGGGAATAACGCAGTGTAAGTGATCATGCAACAATTAGGCAGTTCGGGAAATCCCTAATGCGCTCATTATTGCTATTTGTTTGGCAGACAAACTGCCAGACAGGTGAAAACTGAAGGGATTATCTGCGTCAGCTCTCTGCTTGAGATTGATTACTCTTTCCCAAGACATAGTCTTGAGGCCAGACCGCCAATTAACATCGACGGTTAACCTTTTGACTCGAGACTCACGACGCATCACATAGAACTGTTTGGCGGCGACCCCATCCTGCGCTATGGCAGTCATGTTGTCGATCACATCGCCAGCATTGGAGAAGTAATCTGCCAACCAGGACCAAGGAGTTAGTTCCCAGACTAAAGACGGACTCACTCGAAGCCCGTAGATCGTCATCAGACGTCTTATAGCCATGGTATTACTGTCATGGCCTTCGAGCGTTGAATCGAACTCTGGGCGATAATACTTGAACCACCCAACCCCCCAAGATTCAGTCTTAGTGACTGTTTCTTGACGGGCATAAGCGGTGCAAGTACTGCCGTTCCGAACCATCGTATTGCAACAACCGGCGATTTGAAAACCCCCAAGGGATGGTGTAACACCACCATTGAAGATTTGCCGGTCGAATACAACCGTTTCAGTCGATTCTAGGCGCCTTTCCTTCCGCATCCATCGATCATTGCCTGCCTTTAAATCGTGCAGGTACTGGTCCATAAAAATGGTAGTGTCAAGGATCTGGTTAATACCGGATACAAAAGGGATCCAACCAAAGGACTGGTTTAGGAATTCGTCCGCAGCCTTTTTAGGCATACGTTCGATCCTGCTCCTGGATGAAGAGCCAACGATATTGCGGTATATTTCAGCCGCATTTTTCGCCGTGCTCTTCATCATCGGGATAATATCCCGGCCTTCGCCGATCATTTCCGCGAACGGAGCTTTTGGAAGATCAGGTCGCATACGTTTATACGCCTGCGCGCCTAGAGATGTCAGGTCAGGAACTAGGGATCCACCGGGACTCCAAAGAGAGTTGTTAAAATAACTTCCCTCTGAGATAGTATCGGTGAAAGAAGGCTCAGAAAAAGATCCTTCATATACCCATTTATCAACGCCGGGATTTGGATCCGGCCATGAGTATATTCCCGAACCCTGAACCGTTGATTGCGGCCAGGATAGGTCAACGATCGTCATCGGACCTCCATCGTCATAGGGAGGAGAACCGTGGGTTTGATCCCACATCCTCTCCCAACGAGAAGGACGATTCGAACCGTTGGACGCAAATTGAGGTATTACCTCAACTGGCGAGGTGTTGTATTTACCAGTGGAATTATTCCACGTGTAACGACGCAACTCACCAATCTTATAAGAAATCGGACGGGCCGGAGGCTGTTTACGCTCCCGGTACCGGGATTTCGAATTACCTGACATCATTAACTCCTTAAAGTGAAGTTTAAAGAAACTGCATTGCTACAGTCTCAGA